CAGACTTCTGACGCAGCGATTGTCCTGCCGGCTGGTGTCAACCTCTTGATGGATGACGGCGCGTGGTTGGTTTCAACGCAGGGCATTTTTGATGCTGCGAATGGTGGCAGCTTCATTGCGCCACTTGGAAACAATATCATTCGATGCAACATTGACGGCGGCGCTTATCCGACTTCTGGCGGCATGACGGGAACTTGGGCTACTTGGGCCAATGCCGGGATTCGATGCTATTCCAGCATAGCGATTGGCCTCGGTGCCGAAAATGTCATTGTTCAAGATAGCGAAATCAAGAACGTCACATATCCAATTCAAATCTACGGCACTAAGAATTGGCGCATCTACGGTAACAAAATTCACAGGTTCAAGCAGACAGGCATCCTTGCGGGGTTTTATTCGGGATACGACTGCACACACAACATTTTCAGCGGTAACAATTTTGAGGATGCTGGAGATTACGCAGTTTCGTTTTTCCAAGTTGGTGGCTTCAGTGCTGGTGTGGGCGCCCATAACATCATCGCCAATAACGTCGCCAAAAACATGAATCAACGCACCAACGGCTATGCCTATGGTGTTGAGCAAGGCGTTGCGGCAAATCAACGCAACTTCTTGTTTGCCAACAACTTGCTGGAAAACACCATCACCACCGGTGCTAGTGGAATGGGTGGTATTACAGTCTCAACCTGCACAGATTCAGAAGTCATCGGTAACGTCATAAAGTTAGCCTATAACAGCGCGGCGGATGTTGGGATTGCGGCATCTGGGGCAGTAAACACATTGATTCATGGCAATCACATCAGCAACAGCCTAACAACCGCTATCACATTAACTAACAACTGCACCAAAGTAACTGTTAGCGGGAATTTTATTCACAACACGGGGGGAACTGTTTCTAATTATTGCCCAATCAACATTGGCTTCGTAAAAGGCGCCGACAACATTTCTGTTATTGGAAACACGCTGGTTGTTGACTCAACGCATCCGTACTACGGAGTTGCAGTTCCGGCAATTAGCTGCTCCGCTGGTCCAGAAGTTGGTGCAACAATTTCAAACGTCACAATCAAAGACAATGTAATCATCAATCCGAACGATTACGGCATCTATATTGCAGGCTCAGCGGCAATACCTGCCGCAAATTGCTCTGTTGTTGGGAATCAAATTCTCGGCACGCAGGACGCTACGTTTTTCAAGCGAGAAAGTATTTACGCCAACTACTGCAACGGGTTGGATGTGTCGAACAATATCATTGTTGACGCGACTCGCGGAATACGCCTGGATTACGTAACTGGCGCCACTGTTGGCGAAAACGTGTTGAAGGGCACTGTGACGTTGTCGTGGCTTTGGTCGTTTAGCTCGGCAACTCCTTCTACAAGCATGTTGCTCCGCAACAATGAATGCACGGCACCCGTGACGTCAGTGTTTGCTCCGGCGACTGGATCACAAACGCAACTGATCACGCCGGCCAACAACAATCGAGCCGTGGGCGGGTCTGGCCTAGTGGTGCAGAGCAAGGGTGTCACTGGGCTGATTGCAACCGGTGCGACCGTGAGCCACGGATTGAGCGTCACACCCACCAATGTCGTGATCGCCCCGGCTGACACTGGAGTGACGGACTTCTTTGTCTCGGCGCTTGGGGCCAGCACCTTCACCATCAACTACAGCGGCGGGGGCACGCACGCCTTCTACTGGCGCGCTGAGTTCTGACCATGACTCAACCACGCCCCGCGCCCCACATAATCCGCTGGTTCCTCCGCGCCCCCTAACCCATGCAAATCCCCATCCTCTCCGGCGTCTTCACCGACAACAGCCCGGACGTACGCACGTCGTACCCGGTGAATCTGGTGCCGGTGCCCAAGACCAGCGGCGTGAGCCAGGAGTACCTGCGCCCCGCTGACGGGCTGGTGGCGCTGGGCACGGGGCCGGGGATCGACCGGGGTGGGATCAGCTGGAACGGCGTGTGCTACCGCGTGATGGGCAGCAAGCTCGTCACGATCAGCAACGCGGGCGTGGTGACGGTGCTGGGCGATGTCGGCAACGACGGGCTGCAGGTGACGCTGGACTACAGCTTCGACCTGCTGGGCATTGCGTCCAATGGCAACCTGTTCTTCTGGGATCCGGCCACCAGCACGCTGACGCAGAACACCGATCCCGACTTGGGTGTGGTGGTCGATGTCGTGTGGGTAGACGGCTACTGGATGACCACGGACGGCGAGTTCCTGATCGTCACCGATCTGGGCAACCCGCTGGCCGTGAACCCGCTGAAATACGGCAGCAGCGAGGTCGATCCTGACCCCGTGGTGGCGCTGTGGAAACTGCGCAACGAGGTATACGCGCTGAACCGGCACACCATCGAGGTGTTCGACAACGTGGGCGGCGATCTGTTCCCGTTCCAGCGCATCGACGGAGCGCAGATCGAGAAGGGCACCATTGGCACTCACACCTGCTGCCTGTACGCCGACATGATCGCGTTCATGGGCGGCGGCGTGAACGAGGCTCCGGGCATTTACCTGGGTGCCAACGCGCAGACGCAGAAAATCAGCACGCAGGAAGTCGATCAGATCCTGCTGCAGTTCACCGAGGCGCAGCTTGCGCTGTGCAAGCTCGAGGCTCGCAACGACCGCACGCATGAACACCTGTACGTCCACCTGCCTGACAGGACGCTGGTGTACGACATCGCTGCCAGCAAGGCCGTGCAGGCGCAGGTGTGGTTCACGCTGACGACGACGGTGGTCGGTTTCCAGCGGTACAAGGCGCAGAACTGGGTCTGGTGCTACGACAAGTGGCTGGTGGCCGACCCGACGAGCACCACGTTCGGCTACGCTGTGACCAACGTCAGCACGCACTGGGGCCAGACCGTGCGCTGGGAGTTCGGCACGCTGATGCTGTACAACGAGGCCAACGGGGCGGTGATCCACGAACTGGAGCTCATCGCGCTGACCGGCAGCGTGGCGCTGGGCTCAAACCCACAGATTGCTACCTCGTACTCGCTCGACGGGCAGTCGTGGTCACAGGATCGGTGGATCACGGTCGGCACCACGGGCAACACGCACAAACGCCTGGTGTGGTGGCGACAGGGGTTCATGCGGCGTTTCCGGGTGCAGCGATTCCGGGGCACCTCGCAGGCGCACATCTCCATGCTGCGGCTTGAGGCTCAGATCGAGCCGCTGGCGTACTGACGATGGCTACCGTTTCGCGCCTGAACCTGACGCGGGATCAGCTCGCCACGTTCCTAAAGGATCACGAGCAGATCCGGCAGTTCGAGCGCCTGTTTGCTCTGGCCGACTCCATCGCGCCCGATGTCGTATCGGAGGTCAGCACTGCTGCCGGCATTGCGCAGGCCACCGCCGTGCAGGCCGTGGGCATGGCCCTGCAGTTCGCGCAGGATGCCGCCGTGTGCTGTGCTGCAGCCGAAGCCAAGGCCCAAGAGGCACTGGACCGCCTGACGGCACTGGAACGCGATGCCGCCGTCAATGGCGCCGAGGCCAAGGCCCAGGTAGCCCTCGACCAGATCGCCGCGCTACAGGCCGATCTGGGACCGAGCGCCGCGCAGTTGCAGACACTGCTGGCCACACTGCGCACCGAGGTCGAGGGCCTGCAGATGGCCCCGCCGCCCCGAGAGCGCAAGCGCACGCGCTACGGGCAGTTCTACGACACCACGACGCAGACGGCGGCGCTGACCAGCACTGCGTACCCGATCACGTTCAACACCACCGACATCAGCGACGGCGTGCGCTTGCGCAGCCCCAGCACCAGCGAAGTCGAGGTGGACACCGAGGGCCTGTACAACTTCCAAGTATCCATCCAGCTTGATTGCACCGGGGGATCGAACAGGGAGGTTTGGGTGTGGGTGCGCAAGAACGGCGCCGACATTCCAAACTCGGCCTCCTACGTCACGATCCAAAACAACAACTCAGAATTGCTGCAGGCGTTCAATTTGTTCGCGAACATGAAAGCGGGCGACTATGTGCAGTTTATGTGGGCGGTCGGCAATACCGACGCACAACTGGCAACGTTTGCTGCGTCTGCCTTTGCGCCGGCCGTCCCATCGGTTATCCTGACCGTATCAAACAACATCCGAGGTGAGTCATGACCGTCACCGTCAAAACCCTGGTTGCGCCTGTCCAGATGGCCGCGACCGACACCACCCAGTACACCGCGCCCACGGGCACGCGGGCGATTCTCGACAAGGTGACGGTGACCAACACCGATACCTCAGTGCGGACGTTCAGCGTTCACCTCATCCAGTCTGGCGGCTCGCCTGGAAACGCGAACCTGATCATCGACGCCCGCGCCGTGCAGCCCGACGAGACGTATCTGTGCCCCGAACTGGTGGGCCAGGTGCTGAACCCAGGTGCCTTCATGTCCACCATCGCATCGGCGGCCACGGCGCTGACGCTGCGGGTGTCGGGCAGGGAGATTACCTGATGCTGTGGCACAATGGCCGCGCTGAGTTTCGGGCGGCCAGCGGCCTCGTAGGAGCCTAAAGTGGACCCGTTTACCCTCGGCCTATCAATCTTCGGCGGGCAGCTCGCAAGCAGCTACCTGCAGAGCCGCGCCGCAAGCCGCGCTTCTGCGGCCCAGCAGCAGATGTCCCAGGAGGCCATCGCTGCGCAGGAGCGGCAGTTCGAGGAAACCCGCAAGCTCCTCGAACCCTACGTCGCTGCCGGCTACACCGCGCTGGAGCGATTCGCACCGTACATCACTGGTGGCGAACGCGCCTACGAGCAGCAGGCGGCGCTGGCGGGCCTGAGCGGCCCCGAGGCGCAGCGCGCTGCGCTGGAAGGCATCTCTGGCGGCGCTGGGTTTCAGGAGGCTGTGCGGCAGGGCGAGGAAGCCATGCTGGCGCGTGCGTCGGCCACAGGCGGGCTGCGCGGCGGCAACATCCAGGGCGCACTGGCCCAGTTTCGACCGCAGATGCTGCAGCAGGCCATCGAGCAGCAGTACGGCAGGCTGGGTGGGCTGGCGGGCGCTGGGCTCGGTTTGACCTCGCAGCTTGCGTCTGGAGGCCAAGCTGCCGCCACTGGTGCGGCGCAGGCGGGTCAAGCCTCTGCCACGAACATCGGCAACCTGCTGGCCCAGCAGGGCGCGGCCCAGGCCGGTGGGATCATTGGCGGCGCGGCGCCGTATGCGCAGATGTTCCAGTTGCCGGCGCAGCTTGCCGGCCTGCAGCTGGTTACTGGGCGGTCGCTGTTTGGCGGTGCGCCGGCACCCCGGCCTTGAGGTCTAGCATGGTCCAACCCTACAACTACCAGATGGCGGGCATCCAGAGCCCGTTTGAGTCCGTTGTGCAGGGCCTGAAGCTCGGTGCGACGATGGAGACTCTGCAAGCTGAACGTGAGCAGCGCAGGCAGGCGACGCTGCTTGCGCAGCAGCAGGCAGAGCAGCAGCGCCAGAACCAAGAGTTCATGACCGGGTTCTTCGGTCGCGTCAGTGCTGGCGAAACGCCAAACTCTGCCGATTGGCTGCGCATCGGAACCATGCTTCAGCCTGAGCAGGTAAAGATGGCCGAGAACATTCGGCAACAGATGGGCGCAGAACAGCAGACAAACACTGGCTCCAACATGGCGCGTATCGCTACTGGCCTGTGGCGCAATCCTGACATCGGCAAGCAAGAGCTGCGCAACTACATCGCAGCCAATCCGCAGGCAGTTGGCGCACAAAGAATCTTGGAGATTGCAGAAGCCGACCCGCGTGGCGCTGCCGTCATGGTGTACGGCATCGCACAAGGCATGGGTGGCCGTGTTGCCGAGGCGGTAAAGGGCCTGCCTGATCTGCTTGGCATGAAGCCGCAAGCTGAAGGTCAGTTGCCAGAAAAAGTGCAAGTCGTGCAATGGCTTGAAAAAGCCACGCCTGCTCAGCGCGCATTGTTCAATCAGGTATTTCCTGCCAATGTTGCTGACCTGTCTCCGCAGCAGCAGCTTGAGTGGTACAAGAATCTGTCGGAAGGTGATCGCGCGCTGTACGATCAAATGCGCGGCGCTG